GTGCCGATAGTTGGGGTTACATAATTAGGCATTTTTTATCCTTTAAGATATATTTTTCTATTATTTTTTCATTGCAGCATCAACTAAAGCACGGTGTTCTGGGTCATTAGGATTGTATTCGTTCCTAATCCACTCAGATGTAACTTTAATAGGTGTTGCAGGTTTTGAGTTAGTTGCGTGAGCATCAGATGCACCAGCAGACAAACTTTGATTCATAGAACTACGTTCTTCTCGTCTAGCTTCTTCGACAGCAGCACTGGTATCAGCAGGCTTGCGTCCTTCTGCAAGACTATATAGAAATGGTAGGTTTCCAATCAAACTACGAGCAGCGTCATCACCGAGTTCTGTACGAGCATCCGCAACAATCTGAGCCATTACTGGTTCGAGTGAAGCATCTTTTCCTTCAAGGAACTTTGCTTTGTTTTCTTTGAACTCAATGTTCGCTACCTTAGCAGCTAATTTTTGGACATCGGTAGCCTCATCACCTAACGTTGATAACCCAGTAGAAGTTTCTTCTAGTTTAGGTTGACTCTGTTTAGTTTTATCGAGGGCAGACTTATTGTCCCTAGCCATTTTGAGAAGGCTAATTTCACGTTCGGATAATTCCGATAGGTCATTGATACCTTGACCTTTTGCGAACTTAGCAAGAGCTGCGTTCTCATCGTCTGCGGTATTAGTTTTTGGTGCAGATTCAGTAGACGCTGGTTGTACAGGTGTATTTTCAGCACCTGTTTCCGTTGTTGCTTGCGAATCCGCTGGTGTTACAGTAGTTTCAGTTGTACTCGAGTTGTCGGCAACCGAAGTGTCTACCTCATTCCCAGTAGTGGGTTCTGGCATTTAGGATACTCCTTTTGTATTCTATTTATTTGTAGCTGAGTCAACGTATTGCTCAACATACGATAGTATTATATCACATCCTCTAGCATTTTGCAAGAGGGAAAGACTCTTTTCACCGTCAATAACAAGTTGTTCCCCATCTGCAACTGGAGAAGGCATTACCATTTCCTTTGCATAGGTAGTGAGCATCTCGCTAGTAGAGTGACCATATAGCATTAAATCTTTATATGCTTCGGTTTGGGAGAAAGATAACCATTCCCTGGCTATCTTATTCTCCCTTGCGTTATTGGCTTTCGCCTTTTTGTTGAGTTTCTCTGTGTTCTTAGGTTCTACGTTTACACCCATTTCTATCTCCTCAGTATCTTATCCAACAGTGATTTCTTAACTTCACGCTCATCATAGTGCTCTGGCATATATAACTTGCCATGGTCTTCTATGTAAGAACCACCGTTGTATATTGGTTCACCAGATACTTCACAGTATCCCAGTATTGTTCTTTCTTCTTCCATATTATATCCTTTGATAAGCAGATGTTAGTAAGAACTGTGTTTGTAGTGTAGCACCATTAAGGTAGTAAGCCCTATGGTATCTAGCAGTACATTTAACAGTAAGTTCTTGTGGAACTCCAGCAGCGACAGCTACTGTTGCAGCATCACGCCAGGTCGTGTTATCTGTTGATTTTTGTATCTTTAATGTACCAGACTGGTCTGCAAAAGCACTAGCAACAAACATATTGTATGCTGGGGTAGCACCACCGTCCCTAGAAGTACCAGTGAACGCAGCAGCTCCTGCAAGGTTTGTGCTAGAATCTGTATAAACAGTTAGACCAGCAGTGCCTATGTTAGCAGTAGTAGATGTGAGAGTTACAGCATGTGACTGTGCAGCTGGTGCTGGCTCAGTAGCATAAGAACCACGTATAATAGTCCATTCTGCAGCAGCATTAGTCGTGACATTAGTAGTAACACGCAGCCTGAACCATAGATTGGCGTTTACTGAGCATTCAAAACCGAAGCCAGCACCAGCACCAGCTGCTGCGGTCATAGTACCAGTGTTGGTAACTATCGTGTTAGCATTAGACCTTACAGCCTGTATACCTATCCACGTTCCGTCTACTCCGTCAGTGCTGTCCAATGACGCTTCTATAGCGAACTGTCCAGCTGCCATGCTTACAGAACCAGAGTTACGCATAGAAAACATAACGTTTGATGCTCGGCTAACATCTACTGCTATATATCCGTTACCACCTACAGCACCAACACCAGATACACCAGTGGCTGCTGCAGCTGTTGTGGTTAATACACCAACGCATTTCTCATACAGACCAGGCATCGTTGATACTTTAAGTCTCCCCATAGAGTTGAATACCATTGGGTGCAGGTCTCCGTCATCACTAACAGGTGATGCTTCATCGTCATGTCGGATGCCAAGGCTAATAATACCATATTCATTACCAACACTAGCATCATCTATATTGTATTCTGTTGTGGTACTCTCACCTGCGGTGGAGACCATGAGCCTCCCAAGGTCATCGACCCTAGGACGCTCTAATTCGTTTTGGCTATTTCTTCCTAACATATTTATTTACCTGGTGTTACGCTAGTCTTTAGTTTAGTCCCAGTTTGGCTGGCTCGTTGCCTAGGGTTATTACCCTGAGCAGTTCCCTTGCCACCGCCACCTTGACTACCAGTTTGTGTAGCTCGTCCTCGTGAGGTATTACCAAACGATTCTCCACCACCTTCTGTGATAGCCTCAGCACCACCAGGTGTTACTAATGCACCACCCTGTGTCAACGCTGGGTCTACTGCCTGTCCATCTGCACCAACAAGAGCTGGAGCTGGAGGTGAAAGCAGTTCATCAATGTCATCCTTCGGAGCATCTGGGAATATCGCAACAAATATCTTACGCAATAGGGCTTCTTGATTAACCATAGGGTTATTCATACCGAACTGTGCAGCTACTTGTACCGCCTGTGCCATCTGTTCTGCTTCAGCCTTAGCTGTTGCTTCTAGGATAACTCGAGGCTGGTATTCGCCTGTATACTTCTTAGGGTCATAGTCCTTCCAGGTTGTGCCAGTCTTACCAATAACACGTACAGCCAATTCTTTATCGACAAAGATTTGAATCATCTTGTAGAAGATACGTGCAAGTTGTGCGAATCCTTCATCCTCAAGGTTCTGAATCTTAGTCGTAAATCGTGTACTTGCTTGGTTAAGCTGTGCAGCAATTTCTGTTGCAGTTGTTCGTGAGAACTTCTGAGCTACACCCTGGACAGCAGCATCTGCAGCACTTGCAGTACGCATAGCTTGTGTCAATCGTGCAATTTCAGTATCTGCAGCAGGACTCATATCTTGTTTCTCGATAGCCGTCAATGCACCCTTTGGAATTGGGAATACTGCACCAGGCATACTTTCGATTTGCTCTGCAAGATGTTTGAATCGTGGGTCGATTTGCCACATATTGTTAAGAGCGTATGCAAGGTTGTCTCGCTTCTGTGAGCTTGTATCGTTCAACGCTTCCTGTATAGGAATAAGAACTTCAACATCACCACGTGCGAAGAATAGGTTAGAATCTGTGTAGTTACGCAGGATAGCAAATGGCAAGAAACCTTTGATACCTGGGATAACACGCTTGGTCTCGATTGGTTCACCATCTACGAGATGAATCTCTGTCTTAGTTTCTTCTTTTCGTTGGAATGGATTGTCTGATTCAAATATGATAACACTGCGGTTAGCAACAACAATCTTCTTACGAGCTGTGTAATACTCAATGATTTCGACTTGACGCTTGGCGGCATCTTTACCTAGTGTAGAGCCAAGTAGCTGTTCCTTACGTGTCTTGTCATCTGCATCACCTAGCGTACCCTCAGTAACCAAGTCAAGGTTCTTGTACATATCGACCATTTCACCAGTTTCGATGTCGAACATCTTCTTAGCCTTTAATTGCTCTAGGCTAGTAAGGTAACGATAACCAGCGTATTTAGCATAGCCTCGTTCCTCTGGACGGTTAATGTGCGTAGCAGTCGGGTCTACAAAGAAGTCTGACAGTGGGATGTGATGGATAACTGGTTTGTTCTCTTCCCAGCTAACCATGAATATACCGTTACCGTATATAATCATATCACCTACCCAGTTAAGTAGCTTCTCTGTCATGTTGTTCAGCGACCAGTAGTAATCTACTAGTGCGTTAAGTGTCTCAGTATCTTGCTCTTGCTCTTCGTCAAGTGGCATATACTTAAACTTTGGTTTGCTACCAGCGATTGCAGCTTTCAGAGATTCTACGATAGAGAATATCTCTGGGATGAAATCATCCGCTACGCCTGAATAGCCTCGTCTTGTTCGTATGGCATTATAAGCCTTGAAACAATCTTCCCATACAGCTTGGTAATTTGTCTCAACGTACTTTCTAGCACGTTCAAAATCACCCATGACTTCGCCTAGAAGAGGTTCACCTCTTGCAATATCAGCTTCTGTCAGCTTTGGAGTTTCTTCATTCATTTTTTAATTACCTTATTTTTAGATTTACGATTAGCGGCACTTTTTGGCTTCATAACCTGTAGTTTACTCGTGTCGTTGTCTCCCCAGTTGAACAGCTGGAACGCAATAGCCTTGGCTATAATCGTGTCATCATGCTCACCTTCTTCTGCATTCATACGTCCTCTGTCATCACGGACAAAGGCAAATGCCTCTTGAACGAATACTTCGTCCACTTCTTCATTTAGACCTTCACGGATAACCCTGATTAAGTCGTCAATCATCAGTCGCTTAGTACGAACGTCGGTCTTCCAACCCAGGTTAGATGTAGGCTCTTCAAAGTCTTCATCGTATCCTCTGTCTCGCTTGTATAGGTTAGTATAGAAAGTATCACGCAACTTCTGTACTGTTGTCAGTCCGTGGTTGTTTACCTCTACACCTATAAGTGCGTAATTGTAGTGTACACCGAGAGCACCGAGTATTTCCCCGAACCTGTCAGGGTCACAGTGTCCTCGCCATCTGGCTACAGTCTTCATTGTTGTAGTTTCTACAACTTCTGCTACAGAATAGTCTCCTGTTTTGAGTCCTTCTGCAACGTCAGCTCCGATAACATACTCTTTACCAACAATAGGTTGTTCGAATATCTTTAGTGGTGCGACATAGCTAAAATCATCAATATTAGGGTCATATTCTATCTTCTCAAGCTCATATTTCTCGTGTTCATCACCAGTAATTAGCTTGTAATAGTCGTATTTATCGACTGGTAGGCACTCTAATTCCATCTTCTCGAGCCGTAATACTGGGAATACGTTAGCACCTGATGCAACAAAGGCTTCATTAGCTATACTTGGGTACTCCTGGTACATTCTAGCAGGGTCAGATGCGAAATCTCTCGATTTTCGCCTATAAAACTTGATTTTCGGGATAAATTGTGACTCTTCTACAGCGTAGTGGTCTCCATCCCAGGTATCATAGCCCTTTTTGAACAAATCAATTAGGAAGTTTTCGTACTCTGTGAGTTCTCCAACCTCTTCATCGTTGTAATCTTCGTACTCATCAATCAACCACCAAGGGAAGAAGAACGGCACAAAGTTGTTTAGTCCCTTTTCTGCGTTTCTCCACTCTTTATGGAAGTAGTTTCCCTTACCTTTTGCAGTCGATTCTAGGAAGATGAATGTGTTCGGAATATATGGTACGGTCTGCATGAGTGATGCGACCAATTCTTCTCCATTTTCCCATTCCCCAACCTCACTAGCATGTAGAAACTGAACAGTATCAGACCTACCTGCAGATGTGTTCTTAGCTGTTGCGGTCTTAATTGTCGAGCCAAGACCAACTTGATTCCCCTCATCGTCATACCTTTCAAAACTTAGGTCACTTTTAGTGTTGTATTTAATACTTGGTTTGAATATAGGATTACTGTTGTCATAATACCTACGGAACATCATGTAAAGGTTACGTGCCGAAGCATCCTCGTGACCAATAATGACAGCAGTCTGGAATCGGTTCGTACTAGTCCACCAGTAACAGATAGCTTCCACGATTGTAGAAAGTCCCATCTGTCGAGCCTTCAATAGAATAACTCGTACTGGTATACCCTTCAGCAGACAGTAAATAACATAGTTAATCAGTGCCTTCTGCGGTTTATTAGGTGTAAGTCGTTCTAGCTTACCAGCCTTAGTGCGAATCCATAGGTTGTTCTCGATATACCTATATATGTCGTTTTTGATGTCCAGTATCTTTTGGAC